TCCCATTCAATCGTCGGCGTATCGCAGTTGTCGCACTCAATCGCTTGGCAATCAGCGCACAACCAACCAACAGTTGCGGGTACGCGGTTCACGAATTTACCGCTGCCCCATGCGGTGCTGTCACCGCAATCGTCGCATGTCTCTGTCATGCCGCTTCCCTTTCGGCGCGTTCCATTATTGATGATGCTGCCTTGGCCTCGCGGTCCAACATCTTGAGTATCCATTTGTTGAATTGTGCATCGGTCAGCCTCGACGCATTGGTATGCAAACCAATGTGCCGTTTAACTACGCTGTCGGGCAGGGCGTTGCGCCGTGAACCATCCTCGTTTGTGTACCAGAGGCACCAGCCACAAACCTTTTCATACATCCGCAATCTCAGGCAGAATTTATCTATGTTCTCTTGCGAGATTTCATTCAGTCCCAACACCATCGTAACGGTTATTAGTTGCTCAGTCTCAGGCGACATTCTTTTGTCGTCGCCCTCGCCGTTGAAGCAAACTGTTTCCCAATCGGTGATGTCGCCAAGGTTCCAATTCAAAGACATGTTATTCTCCCTCTCGTAATACTGTTGCTGTTCCAACTATGTTGCCGTTTATGTCGCGCAATTTAGTTTTCATCGCTTGGAAATTGAAATCTTGTATGATGTCAGACATTTGCGAGTAATCATTTGCTACCTGTTTTAGTATGCGGCCTAGTTCATTAACGTCTTCAAACGCTGCGTTGTTCGTGTCGATTTTAAGTATGAATTTCATGCGTCTTCCTCTTCAAAAAATCGTGGTGATAGTTCGTTCACATCAAGCAAGTCCAACAGTTGGTTGCTGCTAAGATAGCTGGCGATCATGTTGATCCATTGGTCTGCGTCTATCCCTTCTACGCAGCGGTCTTCGATGTGTTCTAAGATTTCTTTCTTAGTCATGCGTCTTCTCCTTTTGATTGTGATTTAAGCGGCGATTTTGTGTCGGCTGTATGCCCAATCAGCCTTGTCAAATTCATCTCTGAATTGATCGGAAACCAACTGATCCTTTAGCTCGTTGCAGCAATACCAATTGAATACTTGATCCCGAATTTGATAGCCGCTGTGCCATAGCTCATGCTCACAAGATTGATAGGCAAAACAATCAACCATCTTGTATAGCTGGACCCATCCAATGTAGGGGCTGACATGCTTCAACTCGCGGATGCACTCTTTGATATATTCCTCAAGCGTTCCCTCATAAAAACCCTCGCCGCCTGTGTCGGGGTAGCGAGCATCTAATGATAAGAAGTTCATCCTCGCCATCCTTGCGCAGATTATGCTGGGGTCTGTCTCGTCGGCGTATCTTGCTTTGCTGCTGGCTTTCGCCAATGCTGCGATGTGTGACGGGCATACTAAAAATGCTGACATGTTATTCTCCATTTGATTAGGCAACAAAAAAGCCGCTCAGAAAGCGGCCTCTTTGTCATTAGATTGTGGGGTTGATTAAGCTCGGTAGTCATCCAACATGTGGTCGTAGTCGGCATACTTTGCGACAAGGTTCATTAGATCAGGAAAGTTCTTGCGCATTATGTTTCTGTTACGGTTATCCATTCGCCCAATGTTTGAATGAAGTTCGTTGATAGCATCGGTCAGGCTCATTGCTCTGGTGTCTGCCATGCCCAACTCATTTGTCAGGTAGTCTATAAATAGTGAGTTCATTTCGTTGTCTCCTTTGTTTCGACATTCAATTTCAATCCTCAATACCTTTGGTATTGGTCGCGCGTGTATGTGTTAGCTGTTCAACCACTCGTCATAACTCTTGAGCGGTGCGCCGCCTCTTGTTATATCTCCCCCCTTCCCATCGTCTGCGCAGTGCAGATAGATTTCATATTCATTTGAGTTGGTGCCACGGTATTTTGTTTGAGTTACTTGAGGGCGAAGCGATCCATCTTTGTTTATGCCAGTGTCCATTAGAAACATCCTTTCATTGTGCTGCCATACTTATAAATCAGTTCGGGTGCGTTGAAGATTAGAAGGGTGAAAATCACCATCCCAATCATTTCTTTGATGTCTTTTCCTGTGATCATTTTGATTTACTCCGCTGCGATTAAGGTTTTGATAAGGTCGTTTGTGTCCGACGATTGTTTGATGATTAGCTCGGCGGCTTTCTCAGCGTTTGACGCCGCTGCCATGATCATCTTGGGCTGTTCCTTTAGCCCTTTGATCCAGCCATTCAGATACTTTGCATGGTCAGCCCTTGGCTCGGCGTCTACCTTTGCAATGCCGCTCAACATCGCTGCGCCAAGCTCTGCGATAAGTTCTTCCTTGGCATAGGTATCGTTGCCGAAACGTGTGCCAAACTTGCGGTCAAGTCTTGATGTGTGGCCTGTCCAGTGGACTAGCTCATGGAACATCGTTCCATAGTATCCGCTGTCATCTTTGAATTGTGACCGCTCTGGCATTACGATCTTGTCAGTTGATGGCATGTAGAAAGCTTGATCTTGATTGCGATGCTCAATAGCTGCTCCGCTGCTATTAATAATCAGATCGGCAAGCTCGACATCATCCCAATTCTGGGTCGGTTGCTTTGCATCGTCGGTGAGCCAATTCCCTTCCCATCCTTCGACTTGATCCGCGTTGAATACTCGGAAGGTTTTGAGCAATGGGATCATCTTTTCCTCTTGGTCGCCTTGCTCGTTTTTCTCTGTGATCTTTATCTTTTTGAAGAAAATAACTTCGTGGCTTTTCTCACCTTTCTTGATCTTTGCGCCTACCTCTTTCCATTTGTTGAATGTTGCAAACACTGGTGAATTGTATCCCATCACCGCCATTGTCATTCCAAGGTGCCAACGGTTGATCCCTTTGTAATCTTGTTTATAGATTGAGATTGGTTGACCGTTGTTTTTCGTCGTCGTCTTCCAAGGCTTGGACCAGTTGATCCCCTCGCTTTCCATTAGCTTGATTACTTTGTTTGCGATTTCATTAAGAATATTTGACTGTGCCATGTTGGCCTCCATAAGTTTGAGATTGTGATTGATATTTATCCTCAACATCTTCGATGTTGGTCGCGCGAGGCGTTTATTCCTGTGTAGGAATTTGAATTAAAACCTTGTGGCAATCGCCAGCCAAAGCCCCAAAGGGTTCGGCGTTATGGTACTTCAAAAATCCCTCTTCTTCGCAGTCAACAACGTGCCAACTGAAATAGGTTTTGTTCATGTGATTGCAGAATTTTTGATAGCTCTTGTAATCCGAATGATCGTCCATTGGATCATCCATATCAAAGCTGCTTTCATCGCCATTGATTAGGGCAGACATCCAATAGCTGGGCAGTGTCATTTCAATTTCGGTAAACATAGTTTTTCCTTTCGTTTAAGAGTAAAAGCGGCGGGTTCCAGCCCCTTCAGGATCATCGGTTTCGATGTATCGAAAGCCTTTGTAGTTTCCAGTTTCCATCAAGATTGCTTCCAGCAAAAAGCACTCGCCAAGCCTTTCGCCATATTCGTATTTGCTGGAATGTTTCAGATAATGGTTCACCATTTCTTTGATGCGGCTGACTTCGATTGTTTTCTTTTGTTTGGTCATAAGTTCCTCGCTTTCTGATTGGTTTTTATCCTCAAGGCTTTTAGCCTTGGTCGCGCGTAAGAGAATTTACGCATCAAAACACCGCCAGAATGACGGTGCTTTCATAGGTAAACTTTAGGCATAAGCCATTTCATCGGCTTCGATTTCGGCCAGCATTTCTTGCACCAACCGATCGTAACAATCCCAACGGCTTTGGTCGGTGGTGAAATTGGTGATGCAATCGCAATAGGCTAAAGCCTTGGCGTATTGGGTCGCTGCCCCTTCGTCGTTCAAACCATGATGACGTTTTGCCATCGCTTTTTTGGCTTTGCGTTCCCACTGATTGATAAGATTGATCATAATATTTCCCTTTCTGATTAGATGATTTCAAAAGTTACGAGGCCATCAGTTTCACTGATCGGAGACCATGAAAAACCATGCTGGTTGTCGATTGCGTCAATGGTGGCAATGGTTTCGTTTGACAGTTCTGGGTCGGGATCGAAGTGCAGCGAAAAGATTTCATTGATGACGTTCTGGGTAAGGTTGATTGTAAACATGATATAAACTCCAAGGTTAAGGTTCGTTGTCTTATTGACACCCCAAATCTATCCTCAACCCTTTCAGGGTTGGTCGCGCGTATAGGGGACGATCCGATTTTGATTTTCAGTTAAGGTTTGACCGTGGCACTCAAAAAACCTATGTTTTCAAGGGCTGGGAGCAGTTCTGAAAACGTCTTTGAGGGCCGAAAACAAGGGGAAAAACCTATAATAGAGGGCTGCTCACATCAATAAAATCAAGGGTTTAGCGGATGTGTGTGCTAAAAGGTGTGCAAATCGACAACCAAATCTATCGAAAGGGGGGGGGATAGTGGCACCCCGCGAAGTGGAATTTTGCAATTACAGTTACTCGACCCCCAGAGAAATCTGAGCAAATTTGAAAACGTCAGGAAACCATTATGGGACGCTTACCGAGAAAATCTTTACCGCCTGAGAAGAAACTAACCCCTGCCCAAGTGGGCAGACTACGCGCAGACATTATGATGAAGGTGTCCGAGCAACTTACCGAGGCCCACGAAGTTGTGATGGGCCGACATGAGGACGGTTGGAACCCGACACAGGCCCGTGTCTTCGCCGCTTTACTCAACAAGGTAATGCCCGACCTAACCGCCCAATTTGTCCAGCATGAACACCTACATTCGGAGGCACCAGAGAAGTTATCCCGTAGCCAGCTTGAGGACATAGCGATGGGCATGAATGACATCTTGGACGCAGAGATTGTAAGCGGGGGGGACGACGATGATAACGGCACAGGACGCGGCTAAACACCTTCTCAAACTCAAGAAAGCGGAAGAAAGCTTCAAGGGCTTTGTCCAGCTTCACAATCCAGAGTGGAAGCTACCTGATTTCCACAAGACATTGATCACGGCCTTGGACAGATTGGAGAGTGGCGAGGGTCCACGAAACCTTCTGATCACAATGCCCCCTCGTCATGGCAAGTCCACGTTTGGCAGCGTGTATTTCCCCGCCTATTTCATGGCGCGTAAGCCTTCTCGCTTCATCATGTCCACCTCGTACAACTCCCAACTCGCCACCGATTTTGGACGCCAAGTGCGCGACCTTGTGAATGACCCCTTAACTCGCCAAGCGTACCCCGACCTAGAAATGTCTCAAGACAGTCGCGCGGTTGATCAGTGGCGCACTACGGTTGGTGGGGCTGCGTACTTCATTGGTGTGGGCGGTACGACCACGGGCCGTGCTGCTAACATCTTATTGCTTGATGACCCTCTAAAGTCGCGTGAGGAAGCCGAGAGTGCCACCCAGCGCAACAAGGTGTGGGACTTCTATGTGTCTGGCTTGTCCACTCGCTTACAGCCCGACATAGATGGACAGCCACCCGCCCAGATCATCATCCTCACCCGCTGGCACCCCGACGACATTGCGGGTCGGCTTATGCAGACTGACGATTGGAAGGAAGGAATGTGGTCACACATCAACTTCCAGGCCATTACAGAGAAGGTTGTGCGTGGGAAAGAGGGTAAGGACCGCCGCCAGCTTGCTCCTACTGACCCGAACTACATTAGTAACGAGGCTGCGCGTCAAATATCGGCCAAGAAACGCTACTTACCTGTCACTGAGCGCAACGCTTTGTGGCCTGAACGCTTCTCATTAGAGGATTTAGAGCGCAGGGAGCGTCTAAACCCGCGTGAATTTGCCAGTCTTTACCAGCAATCGCCCTTCATTCAGGGCGGCAACCTAATAAGATCGCAATGGTGGCGCACATATCCCTCTGATATGCGGCCAGAACAGTTCACATCCCTCATAATTGCGGCTGATACTGCGTTCAAAGCGAAGTCTACGTCCGATTATTCTGTAATGATGACGATGGGCTTGGACAAATCG